ACGATCGAGGAGCAAGCCGCCCAGATGTGGCGCAAGCAGGTCAAGTTGGGTTACATGGACAACATGCAACTGAGATCCGAAGTTGTCCTAAGACCCATGCTACTCTACTCGTTCAGTGAGAGGTCCTACGGAATTGACGGCGAGGTCTGCTTCCAGCCCAAGTTGGACGGGGTCAGGATGCTCGCCGGCTTTTCAGGTGGAGGTCTACTATTGCAATCCAGGAACGAACAGCGAATTGAACACTTGACCCATCTGGAAAAGGCACTGGAAGGAAAGTTGAAGGAAGGTGAATTCTTGGATGGCGAACTCTTCTGCAAGGACATGGACTTCGAGCAGATCACCAGTGCCGCCCGTGGTTCGGAGAGCCCCCATGCACCCAAATTGGAATTCCACTGCTTCGACTATTTTCGTATTCACCAACTGGATATGCCGTTCGTGGAACGCTATGCCATGCTTCAGGACATTATCAAGGAAATAAATCACCCCGGGATCAAGATCGTCCCAAGGTTTCGTGGAAGTTCCAAGGAAGCAGACAAGTATCACGACAAGTTTGTGGCAGAGGGTCACGAGGGCGTGGTGATGAGGGTGGCAGAAAGTCCATACCTCTTGAACCGAAGGTCGTCCCAGTGCATCAAGTACAAGAAGATGATGACCGAGGAGTTTGAGATCGTGGGTGCAGAGGAAGCCGAGGGCAAGGATCGCGGGACGCCTATATGGATCTGCGAGACCAAGGATGGCGACACGTTCAAGGCACGCCCCAAGGGAACCATGGAGAGCCGAAGGGAGCTGTGGAAGAACCGAGGAAAACTGATGGGCGAGATGCTCACCGTGCAGTTCCAGGGACTCACCCAAGATGGCATACCTCGCTTCCCCGTGGCACTCGCTGTAAGAAATTATGAGTAACTAATATAAATGGTTTCGTCCGAACAATTACACAGTCTCAGGTTGTCACGTCCAAATCTCATGTTGATTCACGTGGGGTCTGACACGCACTACAAAAATTGCAGACTTCCCAATTCCATTAACTTTCCCATTGCAGAGTTTGATCGCATCAATTCCATTCTCGCAGGTGAAAATGATAAAGAAAAGATTGCAATGAGGGCTTATAAAGAAAAGGTTCTAAGGGACAGATCGGATCGTCTCCTGCTTGCCCGAGCCAGGGTTATCATCGCCACGGACGATGCCAATAAGGCACGGGTCTCGGAGAACGAAGCCAGGATTGCCTTTGAGAATGCACGTCCTCTCAAAAATATAGAACCCAATGCGTTCGTCGCGAGTTCCAACAATCTTTCGCGCGCCACTCAAAAAAAGATTAACAAGGAAGTGGATCTGGAGAGGGCGTTTCGCATGTATGACGTCGAAGTCGCGAGACAGAAGGAACCCATAGTCATGCCAGTCACGAAGCCTGTAAACGTAAAGGAAGAACCCGATGAAAATAAAGAGGAGATCACCTACGAGACCGTGGAGAAGCGCGGCGAAGGTTTGTTCTCCGGAACTGGACGCATGTTCCCGGGATTTGATCAAGCCATCGTGCTATACGGAAACAACAAGGAGTCCTTGGTCGCCAAGATGGCCAAGGTTCACATGAACAATTATGGATTCACCAATATCTTCGTGCTCGAGGAAGGTCTGGAGGGTTGGAAGGACAAGGGTCTTCCCACCGAAGGCGACTGTGACGTGATGTTAATTAGAGAATACATTAGATAGTAGAACAAATGTCAGAAATCCGTGTTGAGAAACATGGTTTCGTACGTCTTGTCGATACAATGCCCAGGGAGGATCTTGATCATGCCATAGTTCAAGCCGCCCGAGTGTCGTATGGAGAAGGCACCAAGAGCGTCCGGAGCGACCGCGGTCTGATCCGCTACCTGCTCCGTCACGCCCACACGACCCCCTTTGAGATGGTGGACTTCAAGTTTCACATCAAGATGCCAATCTTTCTGGCTCGGCAGCACATGCGCCACCGGACCGCCAGCATCAACGAGATTTCCGGAAGGTATTCACAGTTGCCCGAGGAGTTCCACGTTCCCGCCGAGTTCCGTGGTCAGTCCAAGGTGAACCACCAGGGTTCCGAGGGCGTTCTGGATTCGCCGGAGTCCATGGTGCTTCTAAGGGACCAAAAGGCTTCGTGCGAACAGGCATTTGAAGTCTATCAGAGCCTTCTCGACCACGGGGTCGCCCGCGAGACTGCCCGCGAACATCTGCCCCTGTCTACCTACACCGAGTTCTATTGGAAGATTAACTTGCACAACCTCCTTCACTATCTGCGTCTCAGGATGGACAGTCATGCCCAACCGGAGATCCAGTTGTATGCCAATGCAATGTACGATCTGGTGAAGCCACTGATCCCGGCGGTCGCCGAGGCATACGAGGACTACATTCTTGGTGCGATCACGCTTTCTAAAGTGGACCTCGCGAAAATAAAGCAAAATCTTCTTGATGGGATTCATGAACCCTATTCTTCACCGAGCGAGGAACAAGAGTTTTCAGTGAAGCTCCGTGCTCTTGGGATCGTCTAGACTTGTTCGGTGGCTTGTATTTCTCGCCCGCCACGAGACTCCGTGGTTCGTAGGTCTTGGGCGGAGGAATCGCCGGTAAGTTTCTTGGACCAATTGGGACAATCTTTTCTTCCGATTGTTTTTCCTCGGAGGATGATGATATAATGTTCTGAATTTTCGCCCATTCTTCGTCCGTGAGTTCTCCACCGCCGATATCATTCTCAGTTAAACCAAATTCAAAATACACTTCCATGCGTTCGTCCAAATCCTTTCCTTCCAATTTAGCCACCATTTCTTCGTGTTGTTTGTTTGATAGTAAGTATTTCTTGCAAAGAGGAATTCCACATCCATCCATGGGACACGGTGGATAATAGCGTTTCAGCGAACGTTTGCAGTATTGATGACAAAAATTTTCATTTTCATCAATCCTTAAAACAAGATTATTTGTTATGACCAAGTTACAAACGTTGCATTTTACTTTTGGGATGAGACCAAGACGACACGCGTGATGAACATCGTGCCCACAGCGGGAGTTTACCCTACAGACAAAGGGAATATCTTCACCGCAGATGTGACACTCAGACATCTTTCTAAAAAACAAGCTAGTATATTATTTAATTAACGCTTCATCACGTGACCGCACATCCTGCAGGTGATGAAGATGGTCATGGGCTCGTCTGCGGATCGGGTCTGCTTCTCTATGTAGTGGGTCTTCATAGATTTGCACTTGCCGCACTTGAACATCCCATCGTCGTATTCCTCTGGCTTCTTCTCCACGACCTCAACCTTGGGCTCCTGGTGCCAGAGATCCCATACATCGACTTTTTCCAATGTGGCGAGCTTGAGTTTGCCCGACTTGATGCGATCCAAAAAGAGCGACTTTTCGTTGTTTCGAATCGCGTAGATAAGCGTTCTCATCCTCGAGGTGAATAGCGTCGTGAACGCCGGATTCTTCCAGTTGGCGCGCGTCTCGTCTTCCTCGTTGATGATTGTGACGTTCTTGAATGGATTTGGAATTTCCACCTTGTAGTTGCTCAGATTTGTTGAGATGTGTTCGCAGAGTTTGCTGTGTTCTTCCTTGAGGTCATCGTTGGCATGCTTCTTGTCCAGAGTTGCCGTCCTTTCAATTCTCTTCCAGCACTCGGGCGAGTTGATGAAGATGTCCCGCTGGATCTGCACGAGTTGTCCGAAGACGCTCTTGCGAACCTCCGTTAGTCGTTCCTTGATCTTCTCCATCTTGACCAGGTTGCGTTCATTCAAAAGGTGGAGAAGGCGTTTGAGAATGCGCTTCTTCTTGGATACGTTGGGAAGAGGGAGATACTCGTCCTTCGTGCCAATGAAAATCTTTGGATTGTATGCAAGTCTGGGAATAAAATAGACTTCAAGTCTTTTGGTGATGCGCGAGATCCCTTTCATCTCATTTTCCAGGTTGTCAATGTCGTTCCTGATCGCCTCGTGAAACCTCTTCAGTCTAGCCTGATCTAAGAGGCGTTTGGATACCTTTTTGATGGGTGGCACAAATGTCTCTCCGACCATCTGATTCTTGATGGCAAGAATGCGTTCCTGCTTGAGCACCAGAGGTGTCCTGACCTTGGACAGACCGTTGTCCGTATGGACGAAACGATAGTTGCACTTGGCGAGATAGTCCGTCCACAATTTGGAATTGCACTTTTGTATCTCCTTGCGATTCACCGAAGGCTCGACGTGGGCCATGTTCTTGATAGACCAGTTCTTTGCACCTTTGGCGAGGTGGACTGCCAGGGTGCTTGCCTTGGTCTCACTCACCACGCCGGAGGCGATTAGCGCGTTGGTCGCGAGCGCAATTGCTTTCTGCTCCATTGTTTCTAATGCCCAATTGGGTATTGTTTTTCTTCCTGAATAATTATTTCAACTTCTTCACTTGTAGGGTTTGGGCGTTCCTAGTTCGCTTGACTTCATTGGGATCCTGACCGGGCTTGGTGGCGCCTCCTGCCTTTTTGTATGTCTTCTGGTGGAGATTCCAAAACTGAGACGAGCCGACGCGGAAGTTCTTGTGGATCTTGGCCTTGTACCAGAAGACACAGTCCTCAATTCGATTGGACTTGCTGGTGTTGTCCAAGACCAGAACCTCGTAGTTCTCAGTGCACGCAGTCATCACCTGGTTGAACATATCAAAATTGGGAAAGATTCCGAAGAAGGACTTGTACAACTTTTCGCGGTTCTGGATGACGTTCTCGCGGGCGATGAACACGTAGTCCACGTTGGCGCGGAGGTCGGGACTCAGGTCCATGCAGTACTGCATCGTCAGCATGAAAAATATCTTCCAGTGGCGTCCGTTCATGAAACACTGGCGGATGCACGAGTCCTTGAGGAACTTTCGGTCGTACATGCAGTCGTCCATGAGGATGAATGCACCAATGTCCCGCGAAGTCAGCTCCGTCTTTCCCGGTGGAGGCTTGAGGTTCACCATCTTTCTCTGCCTGTCAATCACCCTATCAATGATGTCTCTGTCATATTCACCGTAGATAAACAGATCCGGAATGAACTGCTGATACCAGTGATTTCCCTCTTCGGTCGCAGACATAACTACGCCCGCTGGAAGATGTTTTTTGTGATAAAGGATATCTGTCACCAAAGTAGATTTTCCTGTTCCACGTTTTCCAATAAATACACAGACCTTGTCGTCACCCATTGAAGCGGGATTGAATTTTTTAAGCTGTACATTCATGTCTATTAATCTACACGTATTTTTTTGAATCTTTTTTTAACACATCATATTAAGATGCAGCTTGCTGTCACAGGATTTCAGGATACATTTTTAACCGGAAGACCTGAAATATCATTTTACCAAAAAGTATTCACCGATCGTGCAAAATATACTAGCGAAATATTAAGGCTTCCTTTTGATTCTGATGTCTACTGGGGGGAATCTATAATATGCACGGTCGATAATGACACGTGTGATATCATCACCGGATTCTTTTTAAATTTCACTTACAATACCAATCAACCATTTCCACAAGATACGGCTCATTCATTTGTAGAAAGAGCCGATCTTGTAGTCGGAGGTCAAACCATAGTTAGCCTTACTGGAGAATATATGGCTATTATGTCAGACCTAACAGATTCCCAAAGAATTCGCCAAAGCAACGATGTCCTTTTGAATCGCTCTATTACACCGACAAGTTATGGTACGATCGTCCCAGGCTCCGCCTGTTCACTGGAATTGCCATTTTTTGGGAGGGGGTACGAAAATTCATTCCCACTTTTGGCTCTGAACCGTCACCGTATCGAAGTCAGAATTTTTCTTAGAAAGCAATCAGAACTGGGAAATGTTGATATACCTAAACTAGAACTAAATTTACAAGCAATTTATCTTGAAAACGAACATAGACAATTTTTTCTTGGCAAACAACTGGATTATATAATAAAACAAACTCAATTGGCACGAGTGACTTTAAATGACCTCAATCAAATACGTTTCAGAACGGAATTTGAAAATCCAGTAAAGGAATTTATTCTGGTCGTACAAAACGATTCAGGTACGGCGGGATTGTTCGATTACAGTTCAGGCGTCGACGCCGGTGAATATACGAGTTTTTCGAACGACCAAGTTACGCGATGGAAACTTTTTTTCAACGGTCAGAATTATTTTGATATTGATCAAATGACAATGAGAGCCATTCAACCTTATGAACACTATATACAAACACCGAGTTACAAGGTGAATATATTTAGTGTGAGCCAAGATTCAGGACCGTTTCCATCCGGAACCATCAATATGAGTCGCATTTCCAAACAATTGTTTGAATTAACTCTCGTTGACAATTCTATCACAAGAAAAGCCCGTCTATATGCTACTAATTTTAATTTATTTAGATGCCAAGGTGGTCTAGGTGGAACAATGTTCGTCTAACCAAGCTTGATCTCGCGACGCTTCTTGTCCGAAGTTCGCATCTTGAAGAACAGACGAAGCACGCCATCCACGTAACTCGCCTTGTAACCCTCGTCCGATACATCCACGTAACTGGGCAAATCGAATGAGGCGCTTCGGTTCTCTCCGTAAGCCACCGTCACCTCGTGGTCATCCGAAGAAAGTGTGATGTGAATGTTGTCCTTGCCCACGCCGGCAAGATGCATCTCAATCTCAAAGCCGTCATCGAGGGACTTGGTGGTCTTGTAAATAAATCTGTCCGCCAACTTACCGTGAAAATGTTTCTCAATGTTGGGGATTTCGTTCAGAACCTTGGACGTCGTGTCCAGAAGGTCATAAAGATCGCCGTGCCGAAGAAAAGGTAAAAAAGCCATTGTACTTTATCTTGGAAGCTTTTCTTTAATTATCTTCCATTCCTCCCAGTCGGGTGATCTAGTGTCAGCCACACAGACCTCTGCGATCAAACGGGTCGGTGTTGGATACACAGGAAACACCTTGTCATACGGATAGAATGAATACATGTGACTCATGTGAGGCGCGTGCTTAATCGAGAGATCTTCAACAGTGCACTCCCATCCGGTGGCATGCAGAGGGTCAAACTTGTATTGCTTTCCAATAAGACCGTACGGTTTGAAATCAACTACGTCATAAAGCTGTCCAAGATTAACAGGATCTGGGATGTCTTCGTGATTGGTCGATATGGTGATGTGAGGGATGTGCCTGAACTTATAGACCCTGGTCAGAAGACGACGATTCAGTGGCACAAGCCAGACAGAATATCCGTACATTACTATATATGCAGGATCTTTCTTTAAGTCAGAAGGTGAAGGTGGCACTCGCAGTTGCACCCACCGTCCTGATGTTTGGACCCATTCCCGTCATCCTGGTTTCAGGAGGATCCATCATGCGTCAAATAGTTAAACATAAAGTTCCAAGATAACAGTGTGAGTTCAAGCCCAGGTAGCTCGTTCTAGATGGATTTCCTGGGTAATTCACATTGTTCTCCGGTAGCTCATTAGGTAGAGCGTGAGACTGTTAATCTCAAGGTGATGGGATCGAAACCCATTCGGAGAGAGCACTACTTTTTTGTGAAGAATCACTTTTCAACAAAGTACCTTCGGGCCATATAGAAGCTGACGGCCACGATCAGGCCACTTACGGCCAGGCCAGCCATGCTGCGAGATCCATCCTTGGACATAAAGTTGGGGATGTACACGGCCAACTTCGCCTGAACGTCAGGATAGAAGACCATGGCAACCAACGCCGCGACAATCAGTGCCTCGAACTGCTCCTTGGTCAGTCCGAGAGGAAACTTCTTCTCCTCGACCACCACGGGAGTTGAAGGTTCTGGCGAAGGAGGCTTCTGCTGCACCTGTTGAGCGGGCTGGGCCATGAGCATCTCGTGAGGAGCCACCGAAGCCTGAGGAGGAATAATGGAGTGCATGTCTGCTGACATATGATTATTCATGGGTTCATCGTAATCGAGGTCCGAAATGGGTGTGGAGAAGGCCATACTGCTCATCTGCATCGGATTATCTTGCTGTTGAACGTCATTATTTTTTCGTTCCAATAATGTCCTTTGACCTTCGTAACCAGAATCTCTGTCAGTCTGCGAACCCGGCTTAGGAACATTCAGTCCCGTTCCGGCTCCGTTATCTGGAATACTTGGGCTGTAGGTAAGTGGCGTACCACCCCCTCCACTGGAATTTAAATCGTACATTTCCATTTCTAATACCACTTAACAATCATTTGAGAGCACGCTGACGCATCTTCTCAAGGGCACGCGTCTCGAACCGCTTCACCTGCCACCTTGATAAATTGAACATCGCGCAGACCTCATCCAAACTCATCTGATCCAAATACAAATGTGTGATAATTTCCCTCTCCCCGTGATTCAGACAATCCATGAGGTAGCCAAGGTCTTCTTCTTCTGCGTCCAAGTGACAAACCTCGGCAACCGGAAGGTAATCCATTGCGGTCATCGTCTTCTTCACGTACCTGGACATGTAAGACCTTATCCACGGATAGGCGTAGGTGGACAGCTTGGTCCCCTTGGCCGGATCATACTTTACGATCGCCCTGTGCAACCCGAGCGTCCCCTCTTGAACGAGATCCTTTCTAGAAATACCAGTCCTTTGGTATCTGTAGGAAAGCTTGTGAACCAACCCGAGGTTCTGGTGAACAATGTCGGTCGTGGTCTTCATCTAATTAGTCACCGCCCCTTAGCCTTAACACGAGATGAATCGTGGATTCCTTCTGAATGTTGTAGTCCGATAACGTCCGTCCGTCCTCAAGCTGCTTTCCTGCGAAAATCAACCTCTGCTGGTCGGGCGGGATCCCCTCTTTGTCTTGAATCTTTGCCTTCACGTTGTCAATAGTATCCGAGGAATCAACCTCCAGCGTAATAGTTTTGCCTGTAAGGGTTTTGCAAAAAATTTGCATCTTTATACTTCTTTATTACTATTCATTTAAATAAATAATCTAACTTACTAATAATGAAGACTTGTAATATTTGTAAATTAGATCATCCAGAGGAAAATTATCATAAAAATAAGAGAAATTCAGATGGTTTATGTTATTACTGCAAAGATTGTAGATCTACATCGAGAAAACAAAAGACATATGATAGAACAAAGGAAGATGCAAGATGTAGTATGTGTAAGGAAATGAAAACTGCTGAACATTTTCATTCAGACAAGTCTAGTAAAAATGGATTACAGACGTATTGTAAGGAATGTACGAATATAAGAATGCAAAACTATTACGATAAAGGAGGTATACGAGTATTTATGGTAAAAATTTTTAGACAGATTAGACAAAATGCAGAGAGCAGAAACATACCCGTTGAAATCGATCTTCAATATTTACTCGATTTGTATGAAAATCAAAAAGGTTTATGTGCTTTGTCTGGTATAAAAATGGATTTCAAGTCTTATAAATCTCGCAATTGTCGCATAATTAATAAAAACAATATTTCACCTGACAGAATTGATCCGTCAAAGGGGTATGTCCCTGGTAACGTTCAACTTGTTTGTGCGATTGTAAATGTTATGAAATGGGACTACAGTCAAGATGATTTCATTGAGATGTGTAAAATTATTACCTATCGTAATTCCAAATGATTGGCATCGTCGCTTTAACTACCTTTTTGGTATTCTTCCTTGAAGGGCTTGTGCATTACAACATTGGTAAGAATAAGTTGACCAAATTGCAGTTTCCACAAGGCAAGGAGATAATCCAGTGGATCGGGACCCTGTTGTTCTTCAGTCTCCTGAATGGAGTCCTGGCGTCCAGTTTGAACTCCGCATGATCTTCCACAGAATGATGATCAAAATGGTTATCGTAATCATGTGGATTATCGCAGTGCAAGTTAAATAGTATGTCATATGCAATCGTAGTGGTTTCCACAGACGCGAGTGTATGTCTGGGTGACTGAAAAACATTTCTAGTGCTTGAGTAGTTAAATCCTGTTCCTCGTCCGAACCCATGGACAAGTTTCTTAAGACCAAACGAGATAATATCTTTGAAACATGTGACCCGGGAAAGATTTTTCTAGTCAAGAGCTGGACAACTGCACAAATATGCAAGACCATAGGCGCGTCAGCAGTCTATGTGGGCACCGACACCCTTAGATCCCAGAACGTCACCGAGAACTTCTTTGAATTCATCGGTTTCAGTAGGGCAGACATCGTCACCGATGATTCGTCCATGATCAAAAATGAACTTCCCGGCTGGAGATGGATTCAACAAAACAGAACAAAAATCAAATCACGAATCTTCATCCCGTGCGAAAACACCATCGACACCATAAACATTCAAGATAAGACTTTGGATCCAGAAGGCGGCAAGGAAATCGTGGAAACTATTCATCACAGAGATATTTTCAAGACGACCAAGGAGATCATGGATGAGGTCCTTACCACCAAGGGTAATTTCAAGGTGGAAGATATCCTTGGCGTGCACATGGACGAGCCCGGGAACCGGTTGGGGATCGTCCAGGAAAATTACATTCATGCCAAGGGAATTACCATGAGTGAAATTTCATATATCGCGGAACACCTTGCCGAAGGCGACTACTGGGACACCATGATGTATTCACCTAATTACACCGAACAAATACACGAACAGTTTGTAATATCCGCCGTAATTAACCCATGCGCGATCATCAAAAACCGCATCCCACACGAAAAGATGTCACCGGCACGCGTGTGGACCAAGGACTTTAACATGCGACTAAAGAAATCACTAGAGAAACACTGGCTCGTATCAGATCCAGATACCATGCAGGTTTTACGCCTAAAACCAGAACTTATACCAGAATATTGCACTAATTCAAGTGGTATCCACTACATCAACCAGACATCCATGGGATCCAAGGTCAAAAATGATGTCCTCAAGGAGTTGAAACTTAAGTTAAAGGAGAGAGAACAAGACTTTTTATAACAAGCAACATGAGGCGCCCGTATGCCAGAGATGACGAGTCCGATGACGGAAGCGATATCGGGGTTGACGGCGAGAACTACAACATCGACATTATAGGAAATGATATCCACTTCACTGGTGAAATATCCGATGAATCCATACACGACCTTATTGTTCAGGTGAAGACATTGGAAAGGAAACTTCTTTCAGTCAGGGAATACAAACCAAAAATTACACTTTACATTAGGAGCGACGGAGGAGACTTCTTTGCCGGACTGAGCTGCATGGATCACCTCAGGAGACTCAAAGTCAAGTTGGTGACCGTCGCCGATGGGTTTTGTGCCAGCGCAGCCACCTTTGTTCTGATGGGTTCCAAGAATCGCAGGATTATGCCTCATGCCCACCTGCTCATCCACCAACTTTCCACAGGCGCCATGGGCAAGTATGAAGAACTCAAGGACGAAATCAAAAATTGTGATAAACTCATGGAGACCCTCCGCAAAATCTATACCCAGTATACACAAATCCCAGAAGACAAACTGAACAAGTTACTCAAGAAGGACATCTACTTTACTGCCGAAGATTGTGAACGCTGGGGGATTGCCAAAAATAATATGTGATAATTACAAATATGAAGCTGAACATGAAGATGCCCAAGCTGTCTCAGCAGGCTATGATCGTTGCCGTCGCCGCCGTACTCCCAGTTCTGGCCTCAGCCTACAAGCTGCGGATTATGGATGCCGCCGTCCTTGCTCTGTCAGGAGCGCTTGCCGTCTACAACGTCAACTGCCTCACCGCAGGCAGCTGCAACACCTGGGCAACCGTGGTGTCCATCTCTTTCTTCATCATGACCATCATGCAGCTCATGGCGCCGCGCGAGGGCATGGAGGGCGAGAAGGAGACCACCGTGGAGGTCGCGGATGAGGAAGTTGTCGTCGAGGCACCCGCCGAGACCAAGGAAGTTAAGGCTCCCGCCGCGCCCGAACCCACAGTCGCCAAAATGCCCGCCGAGACCAAGCCCAATGGTATGTCCAAGATCGCCGCCGCACCCATCGCGACCACCGAGACAAAGGCTGTCGTCGCGACCACTAATTCGGTTCCCGCA